TGCTCGTTAATCTGTTTTACGGCTTCAATTTTGAATTCTTCAGTGAAATTTTTGGCTGACATAAACACTCCTTCATTGAGCCTCCATTATGAGGCAAAAAAGTGTCTACGAAACCCGGGTCTATTCATACAGCACCTCTCAGAGCGTTCATCAATTAGTTGAATTCCGTCCAATCCTCAACCACTTCAAAATGCACATTAAGTTCGCCGAACCGGAAATGGGCACCGCGCGTTAACGCCTCCAGCTCCCACCGTTCCGGGGTAATGCCGTGTTTTGCCAATTCGCTGGATATCAGCGGGAGTCTGGCGCGTTCTGCTGGCGTCAATCTGGCTGACGGGGCAATTTCACGTCCTCTTGTTGGGTCATAACTGCGCTGTGCTTTGCTTATCCGTGGGTTTTCCTCACGGACACGCGCCACAATCGCCCTCACGGCGGCTGTGTCGTTCCAGTCAATCGCCGTTGCTGTATCGTTTTCGGCGGTCACTGTGTGTTGTTCAGGCCGGTTATTTTTGGGTTTCTGCCGATTTGTCCCGGCAGAGCTTCCGGCCAACCCACAGTTATTGACAGGACTCCGAGGCGCGCCAGAGGCGCTTTTTAAAGTCAAAGAATTAACGTCAACGGCAGAAGACACGATCCGCCATTGGGTTGTACGGGTTTCATAAATGCGAGAATCGCCGAGGTGAGGCGCGAAAATACCGACAATCTTTTGCACGTCTTCGTCATAAGCGTTCAACTCATCGGCAACGCGGCGGGCAACACGCACTGTCTGGTCTTTGCGGGAAACATTCGCCCCACCCTGTGCAGCGATGTAAGCAGCAAAATCACCGGCATCAGCCGCAGCACGAACGGCCTCCACTTCGTCGTCAAAGGTGTCAGTCAGACTGATTGAACGGATGCGGCGGCACTCGCGATATGCGCCCATCGCAGGCAGGCCAATCGGACGAAATTGCGGTATGCGCCACGTAGCGGCCCACGCGGTAACAGCGGCGGCAGAGTCGGTAAGTAGCTCGCCGGTTTCGTGGTCACGCTCGCCTTCCAGCGCGTAACCGTCGATATTCTTCGCAATGTATTTAGCGATATAACCCGCAGCACCGCCACGGTTCATGTGCTTGCAGTCAAAGCGATTCTTTGCAGCTCCGCGTTCTTCTCCGTCTTCGGCCATTGCGCGCTTACGCATGATTTCGATAACTTTCTGGCGCTGGGCTGGCTTGGTAAAAAGCATCATGTGCCAGTGAGGTGTCGCATCATGGTGCGGCTCAACGACGCGCATACCGTAAACTTGTAAGCCGTCGTCTTTGAAGGCGGTACGGATCTTGCTCCAGACCTTACACAGATAGCGCTGGGCATCTTTCGGCGTATAAACTTCTTTGTCCCACGCACGGTTAAACTGCACACGCTTGTCTTTGTCTTTGCCGACTGTCCGGGTTGGGTGAAATTTTGAAGGTGTGGTGATCGTGATAAACATGCCGACATCACCAGTCTCAGCCGCATAGCCTTCAATGCCAGCGATTGTGCTCATGAGTTCCATGCGGCGGATCTCAGGGTTTGAGATACTCGCCATCACTTTGTCGATCAGGCTGAAACGCTCGCCAGTTTCCACGTTCTCAATATCGCAGCTTTTCAGGTAGTCGATGTTTGACTGGCGGCGCGCTTTCACTTCGCGGATTGCCTGCCTGCTGGCATAAGGGGATTTACCGCGATTAACATTGCCGATAGCAATCAGCAACGCCTCACGCCAGCGGGTGCGCTGGGCTTTTAACTGGCGAACCCAGCAGTCAGGATTAACGAGGCGTGACAGGCTTGCGATAGCTGCACGCGCATCAAGCCCACCTTTTAGGTATTTCTGCCAGTGCATCGGGGTGATGTTGAAGGCTCGCGCCATACCAGCGAGCTGACCATATAATTCGGCCTGCGTGTGGTCTTCAAACAGCACGGCACTATCGCCGTTATATGCAGCAAGCAGTTCCTCACAACGGGTTTCGTATATTTCTTTCAACTGCCCGGCAATATCTTGCGCCAATCGACGCACATTTTTATCGTTCAGATTTGGCAGGCGGTGATAAGTGTCGGCCTCAGTCATGAACTGCTTGGATGCATTGAGATCCATAGAATGCGCTGCATTCACCGAATCAACACGGGGCAGGATGTTGCGGCCCAGCGTGAAAACGAGGTACTTGTTTGCGGCGTGCAGGCCCTTTTCTTTCAAAAGGTATTGATGCCGACTGGTAAAGGTTTGGTAGAGATCGGAGGAAAGCGTTTTTACTTTATCTAAAACAACTTGCCCCTGACGGAATTCGTCACGGGTAAGTGGTCTTTCATACTGTCCGGCAATTGCCGGGCGTGGGGCGTTCCATGAATACGCCCAAACAGCGGGCGTTTCAATTTGAGGCGCGACGCGGTTTGCCGATATCACTGACGCACCTTAACGATGCACCCAGCGGCCTCGACCTGCTGCTTGACGTACTCAACTCCAGCCACCCACGCTTCACATTGATCCTCTGAATACCAGTGAGCCATATGGGAAACAGCGCATTTGTCACAATCGGTCAGCACTACAACCGGCTTAGGCGCTGTAGTGAATAGCTTGACGGCTTCATTGAATGCCGCGTTAGGTTTAACAACCGTCGCATTCCCTTCCAGCAGATCAGAGAGTTGATGATCATGAATGTAGCCCACAGGCTCTTGCTCACCCCGAAGCGCGGCAAGCTCTGCTTCAAGTGCCGCCCCCCGCGCCTCTGCGGCTTCGAGCCGGTCGAGTAAAGTGATTATGGTTGCTGGATTTGCGAGAGCGATGAAATTCGCATCACGACGCATTTCATCATAGGGACGCCACGCTGACGGGGTGAGTTTGCATACAATATTTCGGGATGTTCCACCTCCGTTTAAATTGACAACGGCACGGACTGACACACTGGAAGTAACAGACAAAATACCCCACACGCCGGGGGTCGCGTTATTTGCAGCAGTATGTAAAATTTTTAATGGAGTAACGGCATTCATTATTCAACTTCCTCTATTTCTTCACGCATTGGAAAACCCGCCATCAGCAAAGAGTCAACAGCAGGATCGGGCGGCAGGTACTTCGGGTTTTTTGGGGTGAATTTGGCGATGATCTCGGGGGCTGATTTTGCGCAGCCAGCAGAAGCACCAACGGAACGCGGCGCATTCAGTTCGGTGATATTGAAAGCGTTGTAAATTGAGCGGGCAGCAGGAACATCAGCGTTTGATGCAATGACCGGGTAGCTTCGTTCTGACAGGCGCGTGAGAAGCCGGGCAAGGTATTGCTGATCGGCATCATTGAAACCAGCAGTGTGATAATTGGTGAAGTTTTTCTCTTTAGTGCCAGCCAAATATGGCGGGTCGCAATACACCACATCGCCGGGCGCAACCATGCGCAGAGTTTCTTCAAAGGAACAGCAAACAAACGTGGCGCGCTTTGCTTTCTCAGCGAAGGCGCGGATCTCTTCTTGGGGGAAATATGGCGCTTTGTACTTACCATAGGGAACGTTAAAGCCGCCGGATTGGTTATAACGGCAAAGCCCGTTAAAGCAGTGACGATTTAAATAAAGAAACATTGCCGCACGTTCTTCACTGTCAGCTGATAGATTGAAATCTGCGCGCACAATATAGAAGTCTTCCGCACTGTTGCACAGTTCGAAAAACTTTCTTGCATATTTAATAAAGCGCTCTGAATCTGATTTAATATTCTGATAAAGGTTAATTAAATCTGGGTTAATATCTGCAACCAAATAAGCAGGGTAATCAATATTCATCATTACAGCGCAGGAACCAGCAAACGGCTCGACCAGCCGATCACCGGCTGGCAGATGTTGCTTAAGGGTTTCAATAATTCGAGCTTTAGAGCCAGCCCATTTTAAAATTGTTCTCACGTTATTCCCTTAATCGTAATTGCGGTTTTCAGGCCGCTTATGGAAATCTGCGTCACTAATATCAGCAGCAAGAAAACCGCTGGCGATAACTGCCAACACACCGACCAACACGTAAAAGGCCGTCATGCGCGCCCCCGATAATGCTTGTTCCGTTGTTCCATTAGTTCTGCGCAGTGGACGCAACACTCAACACCCGGCAATGCAGCGCGACGCGCTTCGGGTATTGGGCGATTGCAGTCGAGGCAGAACATCGCAGAAACGCCTGTCACGACCTTGCGGGCTGCGTGGATTTGAGATTCAAGAATCTCGGCCTGACGTTCGGTGATTAAATCCAGTAAATCCGGCATTAGTGGATCTCCCATGATTCGTTACGAATGCGCTCAGCTTCCTGCCGCAGAGTTTCAGCAGCACCGCGTCCGGTTGCATTATGCTTAAGGAGATATGCCGCCAGAGCCTCAAGCCGGGAAGCGAATACTGCTGCTAGGTTTTTCCGTTCATCCAGACGCGCATCGCTCAGAGCCATTAATTGCCCCTCGTAATTTCCAGCCGCTTTAACTTTGTCAGTACCCACTTTTATTTCTAACTTTTGAATATTTCGCATAATAATTTCCCGTTTTTAGGCAAAAGAATGCCCGGCGAGTTAAACGCCTTAAATAATTAATTTCTGTTAGTGATTAGTATTTAATGCGCAATCGTCTTCACTGATAAATCTTGGCAGTGAGTCAACAAGGTCAATGAAAGAATTCAGTGCGGCAACCACTTGCTTACGTTCGGCGTATGTCAATTCCGAAAACTTCATTTCAACATGGCGAGTTTTTAAGCCTGCATGGAAGCAAATCGTTTTACGCATATGTGGCGGACTTTCGTCAAATGCTTCCTGCGCTGCATTCTTTCGGAACGGAAACATTTCTTTAATACGAGAAAGATGTTTAATTCCGATTTCTCTTTGTCTTTCGTTTGCTAATAACATCTGGACCTCAACTAAATAAGCTTTTCAAAAGCAGCTTTCTTTTCGCTGGAGTTGATACAGTGCCAAATCCAACCTGACCCGGTGCGGGGTTCCAGCGCCCCCCGCTTGGCAACTCAATCCAACCGTGACCAAAATGACGCGCTGGTGATTGCTGCTTTAACAATGGGGCAATTGAGATCACCATATTCAAACCATCCCATTAGTAGCGACACTCGCGACAGCTGCCGCAGCGGAGGCCAAAGCCGGTGAGCCATCTATACGTTGCTGAATGGCTAAACCGATCAGCGAAAGATGACGAATGCCCGCATTAACGCTTTCGATAATTGCGTTTTTGGATTGTCGTGTCTGGCGTTCTGACGATGCTGCACCGGCAGCAACCGAACCCAAGGCAGCAGTAGCGTGAAGTGTATAGGTAGCAATACTCCCCTCGGCCAACTCATTAACCGGAACCGCAGGCATACATTTCATCTGTGCCAACACCCCATCGATCAGGGTCGCATCTTCAGTAACATCAGTTATCACGGCGATTTCAATGGCTGTGAGCTGATGCACCTGATCAGGATTCAGCTTGTTACGCAGAGTCTGTTCTTTCATTCCAATACTGCGAGCAAGTTTCGACAGGTTGTGACGTAAAGCAAAAGCACGGCACGCGTTATCGAAAAACGGCTGGTTGGAAACCTGAAAATCAAACATGTTTACCTCCCGTAATTCACATAATGTGAATTAAGCACCGATAATGATTTGAAATCGTGAATGGCCAAGATTCTTTTTGGCTTCCATTTCTTTGTAACGGGCATACAGGATTTTGATAGGACCACCTGCACGCTTGTTACCTTTCTTAATGGTGCGCGGTTCGATGGGAATACGAGGGTTTTCGCCGGTTGTCTGGCGATATACGGTGCGAACGGACACACCTTCGAGTACCGCGAATTCTTCTGGGTGTACTGTTGCACGGGGGATCTTGATTGTAATGAGAGCTGTCATAATGCATCATTTCCTGTTTAGTCATTTATCCGTCATTGATTGTCACTGTTTGCCAACTTTTGCCATCAATGATTCAGGCTTAACCGCACTTTAATGCGTAAAAGCGCATTAATCAATACGCAGGTACGTATTTTATGGAAAAAGATGCAGGAATAAGTAACGAAGATGTTCTTAACCGAATCTGCGAGGCATACGGATTTAACCAGAAAATCCAGCTAGCTAGGCACTTTAATATTGCTGCAAGCTCCCTTCAAAACCGCTATACACGCGGTTCCATCTCCTATGACTTCATTGTTCACTGCTCTTTGGAAACAGGGACGGATACACGCTGGTTACTGACCGGAAAAGGTAACAGTTCAAAAGGTGAAAGCAGTACTTCAAATACCCAAAATGCTTCTTCAAGACTTGAATTATTCACTTTAAGTGAAGGAAAACTCACTGAAGACGGTATATTGAATATTGATCACAAGCTTTTTAGTAAACCTCTTATTCACCCGATCTGCGTTAAGTCCGATGGAAAGACCCATGTGGTCGAAAAGGATGCTTCCCTTTCTGATGGGACGTGGTTGGTCAATGTAGAAGGTTCAATCAGCATTCGGGACTTAACTTTATTACCGGCAAGAAAACTGCACGTTGCTGGCGGAAAAGTCCCCTTTGAATGCGGCATTGATGAGATCAAAACTCTTGGGCGCGTTGTCGGGACTTATGCAGAGGTAAACTGATGGCTCTCAGGAAACAAGCTGATGGATGGTGGCTATGCGAGCTGTACCCGAACGGCGCAAAAGGGAAACGTATACGTAAAAAGTTTGCGACCAAAGGCGAGGCAATAGCCTTCGAGCAACACACGATCACCAAACCGTGGCAGGAAGAAAAGGAAGATAACCGCACTCTGCTGGAATTGGTCAAAGCTTGGTACAGCGCGCATGGAATTACGTTAAAGGATGGGGAACGGCGGCAGACCGCAATGACTCATGCCTATGAGTGCATGGGTCAGCCGCTCGCACGGGAGTTTGATGCTCAGATGTTCTCCCGTTATCGGGAAAAACGCCTGTCGGGTGATTACGCGCGGTCAAATCGAGTAAAGAAGGTTGCACCAAGAACCATCAATCTTGAGCTGGCGTATTTTAGAGCTGTTTTTAATGAGCTTGGCCGTTTGGGTGAATGGAAAGGCGAAAACCCGATCAAGAATGTGCGCCCTTTCCGCACAGAAGAAAGCGAGATGGCCTTTTTGACAAAAGACCAGATTGGGCAGTTATTGGATGAATGCGGCAGAGAAGACAATACTGACCTCGTTTGCATTGTTAAATTATGCCTGTCAACCGGGGCACGCTGGTCCGAGGCTGAAGAACTGAATAAAAGCCAGATCACCAAATGCAAAGTCACTTACATCAAGACCAAAGGCCGAAAAAATAGAACCATTCCAATCAGTGAAAGCCTTCATAGCTCTTTGCCGGAAGTGAAAAAAGGCAGATTATTTAAAAATTGCTATGGCGCATTCCGTTCTGCACTAGAACGTACAGATATTGAGTTGCCCGCCGGTCAGCTAACACACGTCCTGCGTCACACTTTCGCGTCCCACTTTATGATGAATGGTGGGAATATTTTAGTTCTGCAAAGAGTACTTGGTCACACCGATATCAAAATGACAATGCGTTATGCACACTTCGCACCTGAACATCTAGAAGAGGCTCTGAAATTAAACCCTTTAGACACTTTGAAAAATAAGTAGGGTAAGCCTACTTATTCCTCATCAGAATCTAGCTCAAAATCAGGTTCTATGTATCCGTAATGAATTCGCCTTATTTTGTCTAAAAGTTCAACATCGTCAACTTCAAAGGAACCCTCTGATTCACCATCATATTCACTATAATCTCCAACTAGTGTTATTAAAATTCTAGTTTCAAAAAATTCAGTAACTTCGCTAGTTACTGAATCCAAATAAACATTATCTTTATCTATTGAATCATAAGCATAAAGTGAAAACTGACCTTCGGCTGAAAATTCAATTTCAACCATAGCTTCTAAAATAGTTTGTTTGTTTTTATTATAAATAACCTTGAATGAATCTTCGATAAAGTTAAAATCGATGAATTTTAATTGACAGCCATCTGGCTCCCAAACCAATGGAGAATCAGCATCCTGATCTGGATACATATTTGTGATCCCAGCATCAAGAAACTCACCGACTTCTTTCTTAAAATCAATCGAATCATCTTCATGAATATCTTTTTCTAGCCTTGCTACTAGATTATAAAGTTTATTCTCAAAATCATTAAAATATGCGAGTGCATCCCCAAGATCTTCATAATAGTCAATTAGATCTGACTTTTCACAATAGTTTTTCCAATCATTGTCTTTTGCAACCGCATAAACTATTTCCGAATTTTTTTTCGCCCAAGATTCGACGGCCATCAAAGTTATAGCATCAGGAAATTCATTTTTCTTTTTCCCAGTTTCAGCAAATGGCGGTTCATTACCGAAATACTTACCAAGTAATTCTGTTACAGAAAGATGATCACCTGAATTAATAGTTATTGCTCCTGTTACTTCAATAAACCCTTGAAGTCTTCTTTCAGCACTATCCTCAACACCTTGACTATCAAGTAATAATGCTTTTGCCGAAGCGAGTTCCTGACCTTCGTAAAACAAATGATCATCAGCATCGTCTAATGACTTTTCTAAAGAAGCTCGGCTAGCTTTCACTTTTTGTTCGAGATGATTTTTTAGCTCACCTATTATTACATCAGGAATTAAGAACTTCGTGCGCGCATCTTTAAATTGAGTTAGCTTCCCAAGTAACCCTTTTTCTAGACGAAGACCATTACCATCATAAATTGATGTATCTATTAAGATCGCAGTGTATTTTTTTTCAGTCATGAAACCCCTCATCCATAGAGCACTTACGATGAACTATATTGCTATGTAACATGGATGAATTATTTTTAAAAGGCAACCTCGTGTTCCGACTTTTTAGACTATGTTCGACCACTATCTGACAAACCATCCATTGCGCCCCTCCAAGAAAGTGGCGATAAAGTGGCGACGCAGATGGAGTAAACAGGTAATTCATGGCAATCAGTGTCGCTCTATGTCACTGTAATAAAAGATAAATGGCTGTTTTATATAGTCTTCAGTTGATACTCATAATCGCTTGGTCACTGGTTCAAGTCCAGTAGGGGCCACCCAATTTTAGCTTTAAATTCATATAATTAAGCCACTTCTATCGGAGTGGCTTTTTTGTTTTATAG